TTCAATTAATGTTATCTCAAACGTTATTGTTGACAGCAACGGCATTACGATTTTCACGAATACGAACGTATCGGCATCTGTAGGGTCAAAAAGACCGTATACGATCTTCCCGTATTTCCGTTCTGTGCTGTTTTTGAACGATTATGGCGTGTATGCACTTGTTGGTAGCACGACAACCAAACTATCAGACCCTTTAGACGGTATTTTCCCTAATATCGACTTCACATACCCGATTTATGCAGGTCAAGTGCTGCTGAACAACATTTTGTGCGCTGCATTTAACTTTAGATACTATGATGCGATATTTACTAAGTCATATCGCTATATTCAGGCTGTTTTCTTTGAAAAAAAGTGGTTTTTGACTTCTCAAGGCGATAATCTGACATATATCACTTCTGTCCCGCTAAATGGTGTAATTACGCTCTTTGGAACGGATGGAAAGACTTTATATCGCCTATATCAGTCTGCTACAACGCCTATCACCAGTAGGATTCAAACTGCTTTGCTTCCGATGGGCGATCCTATCAGAACAAAACAGGCGTTAAAGATCGGTATAGAGGCTACAGCATCAAATTCTAGCGTAGCAGTACTCAATACTACGGTAGATAATGAAAATCGGTCTAGCAGCCCTTATACGCTTACAAGTAGTGCGATTTGGCAAAACAATTCGTTGCAAACAATTCCTTGGAGCAACAATTCAGGTGTAGTGATCGGATGGGGCAATACCGGGTACAACTTGTACAAAACGGATGCTCAACAGTATGGTAAATACCTTGGAATAACGGTAACATCTGTATCACCTGAATTTGTTATCAACGGCTTCCAATACGAACATGAATTAAGAGTGAGGTTCTAGTGACTAAACCTGTTTCCAGCGTAGCCAATACATTTGCAACAGCAGGGTCAACTATCCCACTGTCGTACTTGGATGCTGACTTTTCACAAATTATTGGTTACTTAAATGATCTAAATCTTTATAGTAACTACACAACGGATGTAGGTACGCCTAACGTTGTGGTGTTGAATTTCCCAAGTGGGATTACAAGTAGCTCAATTAGCACAGGTACGCAGCTTTTATTTAAGGCTTCTAACTTAAATACGGGTGCAACGACATTAACGGTTCAAGTTAATTCTGTCACGATTGCAGCGGCTCAACCGATTGTTAATGAAGACGGTGGCGCATTAAGCGGTAACTCATTATTAGTAGGCGGTATTTATTCCGTTACGTATTCAGGTTCAAACTGGATATTAGGCGGTGGTGGATCAGGTAGTGGTGGCGGTGCAAGTGCAAATGGATGTATTTATCAGAACAATACAAACATTACGTCAAACTACACAATGTCCACAGGTACAAATGGATTTAGTGTAGGTCCTATTACGATTGCATCAGGCGTAACGGTAACTGTCCCAAGCGGTCAGCGTTGGGTTGTGCTTTAAGGAAAACAAATGGCATACGGAACATTAAATGTTGATTCAGTCAGCACAAGTAGCGGTCAAATACTTGGTGCTGGTAACGCTACAGGATTCAAGAACCGCATTATCAATGGTGCGATGACGATTGACCAGAGGAATAATGGCTCTCAATTTACTACGGGTACAGGCACAACTATTTACACGCTAGATAGATGGAATGCTATTTATGCCCAAACCTCTAAGTACACGGTTCAACAAAATGCTGGATCGGTAACGCCCCCGGTTGGATTTACTAATTATCTTGGCGTAACCTCATCATCGGCATACTCTGTTGGATCAAGTGATTATTTTTCAGTTAGAGAAATAATTGAGGGATATAACGTTGCTGATTTGGCTTGGGGTACTGCAAATGCAAAACCTGTAACGCTATCGTTTTGGGTTTATTCTAGTTTGACTGGTACATTTGGTGGCGCATTTGTAAACGGTTCTGAAAATCGTTCATACCCATTTAGTTATTCTGTTCCTTCTGCAAATACTTGGACATACATTACGGTATCAATTGCTGGTGATACAACGGGAACTTGGGCAACAAACAATTCAGCAGGACTACAAATACGTTTTGGTTTAGGCGCAGGTTCTACATTTTTAGGTACAGCCGGTGCTTGGGCGGCAGGAAACTACATTCAACCAACTGGAACAGTCAGCGTAGTTGGCACTAACGGTGCAACTTTCTACATCACAGGCGTACAACTAGAAGTAGGCTCAGTAGCAACATCATTTGATGTGCGTGACTATGGGCGTGAGTTGATATTGTGTCAGCGTTATTACATTCGTTATAAGAATCAATCCCCAGCTGGTTACGTTCTTGTTTCTACGGGAAGAACAATTAACACAACTTATGGCGATACTTTCTTTTCAACGCCTGTTTCTATGCGAACAGCACCTACATTGAATTATTCTGCTTTAAGTGATTTTCAATCTGCTTATGGAACAGCAACCGCTATTTCTTTTGAGCAAACCGCTGCGCCTTTTACAACAATGGGTATATACGTATCGCCTTCTTCTGGTTCTGGAAGCAATCAAGTACAAATATTGCAATTTCAAAATGTGAATACCACAACAGCATTTATTGATTTCTCTGCGGAGTTATAAAATGTATAAGTTAGTTAAAACGGGAAATGGACAAAACATTAACCTTGTAGGAACAAACATTCATATACCCGAAAATTTAGACAATGCAGATTATCAAGCCTATTTAAAATGGGTTTCTGAAGGCAACACGCCCGAACCCGCTGAAGGCAACACACCTGAACCCGCAGGAGCATAAGACATGGCATCCAGTATAAATGCAAGCACATCGGCAGGATTGGTATCTACTGCTGATCTAAGCGGTGTGCTTCAACTACAAAGTAACGGTACAACGATTGCAACGATCAGCTCTACTGGTGTGCAGACCAACGTAGGTGCGCCTGCATTTAGCGCATATCAAAGTTCTGCACAAACTTTATCAAGCGCAACATACACAAAACTACAATTTCAAACGAAAGAATTTGACACAAACAGCAACTTTGATGCTGTAACAAATTATAGGTTTACGCCTACTGTAGCAGGATACTATCAGGTTAATGGTCAGTTCTCGGTTGGTTCTAGTGCAACAAGTATGTCACCTGCTATTTATAAAAATGGTTCTATTTATAAATCAGGTAACAACTCAACGTCTAATCAAAATACAGCTACCGTTTCTTGTATTGTTTATTTAAACGGTTCTACTGATTACATTGAGTTTTATGGATACTTGGCTTCTGGACAAGCATTAAATGCTACAGCTTCAGCGACATACTTCCAAGCTGCAATGGTAAGGAGTGCATAATGACTTTATACGACAAGATTATTAAGCTATATCCATCTTTAACGTCTGCTGATTTTTGCCCACCTTTGGGAACAATCATGTTGCAGAACGATAGTGATGGTAAAGGTGACTACATCAAGTCTTGGACAAACAGCAATCCTGAACCGACAGCGGAACAGTTAGCTGCAATTACTGAGTAAGGACAATCATGGGCATCAACGCATTTACCAAAACAGGCAATACGGTAACGTTTACTGCTAACGTAACTGCGCCTACGCCTGTGCAAGTGACTAACAGCACAATTGGCGGTAATCAATATCGCATCATCAATGCCGGAACAACCGTTGTGTTTTTAGGTTATGGCAACACTGCATCTGATGCCACCAATGCTGCAACAACAATAACGACTACTGGACAAGCGTTTCCGTTATTGCCAAGCACCGATGAAATCTTGACGTTTGTCCCTAATGCTTATTTTACGGGTGTGAGTACAGGTGCAGCGGTTGTGTACATCACGCCGGGCGATGGACTTTGATTGGAGTGTTAAATGCTAAAGGTTGCTGGCGGCGGTGGAGGTGGCACAGCGGGTGCTGTAGCGTATCAAGGTACTTGGAACGCATCCACTAACAATCCAACACTTACATCTGGTGTTGGAACAAAGGGTAACTACTACGTAGTATCCACTGCTGGCACAACTACGCTTGACGGTATCAGTCTATGGAGCGTAGGCGATTGGGCGGTATTTAACGGAACAGTTTGGCAAAAAGTTAACGGTTCTACAAACGAGGCGTTTGGGAATATTACCGTAACCAGTTTGACAGGATATATGTATGCAAATAATACAAGTCCTGTTACAGCATCGACAACCATTCCAGTAGCAAACGTATCAGGTGCGGTCGCTAATACGACATACGTACTTGCCGGTACAGGTTTGTCCGGTGGCGGTGCGCTAACTGGAAACGTGACATTAACTAACGCTGGTGTGACTGCGTTTAACACTAGAACAGGTAACGTTACCCTTTCCTCCTCAGACGTAACCACAGCACTAGGATATACACCCGGAACAGGTAACGGCACAGTAACGTCCGTTGCAACTGGAACGGGGTTGAGTGGTGGACCGATTACAGGTTCAGGCACGATCAGCATTGCCAATACAACGGTCACAGCCGCTACGTATGGTCTAGCTAACTCTGTATCTCAAGTTACGTTTAACGCTCAAGGACAGGCTACAAGCGCATCTAACGTACTTATTTCAATAGCCAATACTCAAGTGACAGGCTTGGGTACGATGGCGACTCAAAACGCCAATGCAGTAACGATTACAGGCGGCACAGCAGATAACGTATCTATTGGTGCAACGACTCCTGCTAACGCTGTATTTATTCAAGCGACTGCTAACAATGGTTTTTATTCCAAGAGTACGTTTGGTGGCTCGTACACAGACGGTATTGTTGTTGATTACGTTACCGGGAACGGACGTTTTAGCGTAGGAACAAACGATCAATTTACTTGGTACAACGGTGGTGTTGCTAACGTAGCTTTGGCTAATTTAAGTGTTACAGGTGTTTACTCTGCATCTGCGCTTAATGCAACGAATGGTTTAGTCATTAACAATCAAACGGTAGCAACAAGTTACACCGTACCCGTTGGATCATCCGCTATGTCTGCCGGTCCAATGACCATTAACAATGGGGTGACTGTCACGGTTTCGTCGGGATCAAGATGGGTGGTTTTATAACATGGATCAATTTCAAACTTTCTTTAATCTTATCGTAGCTATCTGTGGCGCACTTGCAGGTTGGGTGCTAAACAACATTACTAAGAGTATTGATCGTTTGGATGAGGATGTGAGATCAATGCCTCACGATTATGTGTCAAAAGATGATTACCGAACCGACATTACTGAAATTAAAGGTATGTTGTCTGAGATTTATAAAGAATTGCGTTTAAAGGCTGATAAATAATGGATTATGCAGCGTTATCGACCGTAGAATTTGGTGACATCGACTCTTTAGGACAATTTCTCTTTGAAAATGGTCTACAACACCAGGTTTTTCGGGATACGCTGTTTGCACAAGGCTATATCATCCCTGCATACGACTTAATGGACGCAAATCCTGATAATTTGGACGATTGGTTGCTCTCTCATCAGGACGAACATCAGGCTATTGCGAACCTTTTACAGCTTGATAATCCTGAAAATATGTTGGATGTAGATTGGAACGTAGAAGATGATTTTTATGATTGGATCGCTTCTCACTTGTACATTCACGAACAAATTGCGTCTGCCTTGAACATTACAAGCTAGATTAGAAAAAGTTTCCCCCGCCTCCAAAAAAAATGGGTTTTCGGTAAATGGATGGATATAGTTTCGTTAGTAGTGGTGATGGCTCTGGATACTATGTCGATCCAAATGGCAACATTGTCACGGCTGCTGACTATCAAGCGCAGCAACAACAAGCTATTACGCCACAAAATGTTGCGGCTGCATATCAACAAGTTACTGGAAATCAACCGCCTCCAGAGTGGGTTGAGCAGACTGTAGCGGCATATAACAATCCAGGCGATACGATTCAAAACGTATTGCAAGATACTGCTACAGCAGCAGTTGCACAAGGCACTCCAATTACTCAGGCTGCAATAGCTGATACCCCATCTGCTTGGACACAGGGTTATGCTCAAGCGACTGGTCAGCCATATCAGATCAATGATTACACAGGCACGCCAACCATTAACGTTGATGCTAACGGTAACGTAACGGCATGGCGTGGTGCTTCAGGACAAATTTGGACACCCGCAAGTTACAACAAGGCGGTAGCGACCGGACAGGTTGCTGAACCTAGTAATGCAAATCCAGTTGATATTGCTCCTCTACAAAACATACAGACACCAGGAATATTGCAAAGTGTATTGCAAGGTGTATTGTTTGTTGGTGGTGCTGCGTTAACAGCGGGATTAGGAAGCTCTGTCGCTAGTGCTTTGGGTGAGGCGTTGGGTGCTGAAGCAGGAAGTTCTGCTGCCACACAAATTGGTAATGCCGTTCTCCAGGCTGCAAAGGCAGGGGTATCAGGAGCGTTATCTAATCAAAATCCTTTGATTTCTGCTCTTAGTGCAGGAATAAACCCGTTTGTTGGGTCTGGTGTCTCTGACTTATTGCAAGGCGCAGGTGTTGCTGCTGACGCTGCCAAGACGATTGGAAGTGCGGTTGGGGGTGCGGTCAGTGGTGCAGGTGGCGCATTAGCAAGTGGAAAGACAGGATCACAAATTGGTCAAGGTGCAGAGTTGGGCGCAGCAGAATCTGGCGTTTCATCTGGATTTCAGACTGCGGCAACTGAGGCAACCACGCCTGATTGGGTGACGCAATTGATGGAGCAAGATATTGCTCCTGCGGATACAGATTTAGCTATTCAACAAGCTAAAGACGCACAAAGCCTTGCAAAAGGACTCAGTAATGTTGAATCTTTAGCGCAACAGTATCTAATTAACCCAGAACTTGCTAAATTATTGGGTATAGACGTTACGACATCTGAAACAGAAGCTCCTGCAACTGGTGCGCCTGGTCAAACTAGTGCGCCAACCACAACCACTAAGATTTCATCATCTGGTACAGGCGGTACTCGTGGCACAAGTGGTGGTGCAGGTGGCGGTAGTAGTGTTACTTTTGGCGGTGTGACTGAATATGGTCCAGGTGGGGTTAATACGACTGGATCACCGAGTACACAGGCATTAGCAAGCGCATTAAACGTAGGATCACCAAGTTCAGCAACAAGTGATGTACCTGATCCTTCAACGGGTGGGCAACAACAGAACGTATGGAATCAAGCATCATTAAGAGTTAAAGACGATACAGGGAGTTATTGATGAGTAAGTTATTAATGGAATCGCTTAAGCTAGACCTGCCAGGTTTGGCAGAGCTATTGCGCTCCAAAGGTCGTGGCAAAGACACGGTGCTTGCTCACATTACGCCTAAAGAAGCTGCTTTGCTCAAGAAAAGGGGTGGTAGAGGTAGTAGAAACCCTGATACAGGATTGCTTGAGTTTGATGATTCAGGTGATTTGGGAGGCGGTATTAGTTATAGCCCGCAATCGTTTAATTATGACTCATTTACAGGCGGTCTTTCTTCTCCTGCTGACCAAGGAACGGGTTTAACTCTTCCTCAACAAACTGTTACCGATAAAGGTCAATATGTAACTGATCCTAGTGCATCAGGTTTAGGTATTGACACTAGCCAAGGTGCGGCACAAACATCTATTCCTACTCCTGACATACAGACAGGATCGGTTGCTGACGTAGCGCAAAATCAAGCAACGCAACAACAAGTCTCTCAAGATTTGTCAGGTTATCAAGGTGGAACAACAACTGATACCTCTGGAAGCGGTAGCAGTAATTGGTTGAGCCAATTGACTAGCGCACTAGGTGGTGCTGCTGGTCTTGCTAAATTGGCTGGATTAGGTGGTGTGGCTGCTGCTGTAGGTAGTCAAGCACAAACGGCTGCTCAACAAGGACAACAAGCGGCACAACAAGTAGGTGCTATTGCTCCTCAAGTTCAAGCTCAGTCTGCTGCTGCACAACAGCAATTAGGCAATATTGCTCAAAACGCTCAATTGTATGGACAACAAGCAGCCAATCAAGTTGGTGCGGTTATTCCTCAGTTGCAGCAAATTGGTCAGAACATTTCTGCTTACGGTCAGCCTCTAATTGATACTGGCACACAGCAAATGCAACAAGCATTAGGCGGTGCATTAACTCCTGCTAATCAACAGGCTTACAATGCGCTGAAAGCACAGGCTGAACAAGGTATCGCCTCTCGTGGCGGTGTTGGTGCAATGCAAGCCGGGGTTGCAGAACAGAATGCGTTAGCTAACCTTGCTCAACAACAGTTCCAGGCAGGTCAACAGGCTTATCAGGCGGGTGCTGCTTATGGTGTCCAAGGTCAAAGCATGATGGCTCAAGCAGCTCAATTAGGATTGACGCAAGAACAGATTCAGTTGGCTCAAAACAATCTTGCTAACCAAATTCAGATTGGATCAGTCAATACTGCATTGGCACAGAACGGTATTGCAGACGGATACACCGTACAAGGGATTCAGATGGGATTGCAAGCGGATCAACAATTGGCTGCTCAGATGTCTAGCTTGTATCAGAGTTTGGCTCAGATTGCGTTTAACAATCCAACAACGCCTAAATATAGTGCCACAACGGGTCAACCGTTATACAACACCCAAACTGGTCAGTTCGTAACGCAATAAGGAATAGACATGGTTGATACTGTAAATACCTCTCCATCAAGCGATGTTGATGTTTCCAATTTGCTCGGTGGCTTACCATCTAGTGTCTCTTCTATGCTGAGGGCTGGTGGTGCAAACGCACAAAAGAAAGCTGATATTGAAGCAAAGACACAAGAGGCGTTAGCTGAAAAGACTGCACCTATTAACGAAGCGTATCGTAAGCAAGTTGAGCAACAAGGTCAGACTCAGCAGCGTATTGGCTCACAATTAGGACAGCCATATCAAGTCCCCCAGGAAACGGTATCTGATTACGCTCAGTTAGGCGGTATCGTAGCGATGCTGGGTGTCATGCTTGGTAAGTCCGGTAAGCAATCTGCTAACAATGTGCTTGCCGCTATTGACGGTACGTTAAAAGGCTACCAGCAAGGTCGTAAAGACATGATTGCTACGTCTCAGAAAGAGTTTGAGACAAACATGAAGAGACTACAGGCTGAAGCTCAGAATGCTGCTGCCATGCTTGAGAATGCTACTAAGTTGCGTTCCGTTGACCTAGACAAAGCCAATCAAGAGATTGCTCTTCTAAAAGCTAAATATGGTCAAGGCATAGCATCAAGTGATTACATCATTAACAATGCTCAAAAAGCTATTGAACTGTCTACTTCTATTAGGAACTCTGACATTAATGCAGGAAATCTTGCATTAAGAACTAAAGAGTACAACGATAGGATTATACAGCAAAAGATCGCAAATACGGACTATTACGTCACCACTGATGGCAAGACGGTTGCACATGATCGGTCGACAAACACGGTGACCGATTCTAATGGACAAAAACTTGATCCAAATGTTCTTGCTGGGGCATCTAAAGTTGGTGTGGCTCAAAATAGAGGAAGCATGGTTCAGTCTGCAATGGCTCAACGTGCTGTTAACGCATTAAGAAACACAGCTTCTGTATCTGAAGTGTTGCAACAACTGCCAGCGAATTCCAATATTGGTGTGCTGAACAACCTGCAAACCAAAGATGGAATGGTGAACTATCTAAGAAACCAGTTTGCTAGGAAAGTATCAGGAGATGAGGCACAAGCACTAGAGGTTCTTTACACTGGTGTATCTCGTAGTTTGGCACAGATTGAATCTTCTGGTGCGGCAACTGGTTTAGTTGGCTTGTCTAAGCAGATGGAAAAGCTAGAGCCTAAAGCAGGTGATTCTGCATACACGACAGCATTGAAGATTGCTGATATTCGTCGTGTGGCTACAGAAGGTATGGCTGCATACAAAAATTCAGGTTTTGTTCAGCCAGGACAAATTAAAGAGATTGATGACGCAATTGCTCGTTTAGAGAAAGCTATTCCTTATACGCCTGAAGATGTTGTTAAAGCTAGATTTGGTGGCAAACAAACATTGCAAGAAAAAGGATCATCGATAACTGGAAAAGGTTCGGTTGGTTCAACATCATTTGCAACAGAAGCAGATGCTGAACAGGCAGCTAGAGAAGGAAAAATAAAACCTGGTCAAAGAATTACGATTGGTGGTGTAAGCGGAACTTGGAGTCAATAATGCCATTTCAACCAGATCAACCATCTAGCGGCAAATTTGTTGCTGATGAGCCTAAATTGAAATACGAAAGAGATTCGTCGCAAGATATTCCTGCTTCTGAACAAATTGGTGCGTTTGCTTACGGAGCCGGAACAGGTTTGTTAGGCGGTCTAGGTGAATTAGAAAAATTAGGTGCTTATACGTTACCTCAAGCATTAGGTTATCAAGAAAAAGGAACAAAACACAATATGGGGTTTGGTAGAGAAACATTGTTTCCTACTATCTCTGAAGTTGAAAATGTTGCAAGCAAATTTGGGATAGAAAAACCAAGAGAAGAATTGAGTCAGTTAAGAGGAGCAGGAGAAATTATTGGTGGCTTTGGAACGTCAATTCCTGGGTTGGCAAAAACAGGAGTAAAAGCGGTTTTAGGCGTTCCATCAAAAACGAGTGAAAAATTTGCTCAAGCAGCAGAAGAATTAGGATTCAAACTTAGTCCTTCTCAAGTTAAGCAAGATGTTCCCGCTGCTGAACGTGGTGCTACTTTTTATGGTGCAAAAAATCAAGAAAAAGCGAACCGTCTTGCATCTAAGGCAACTGGAGAAGAAGTTACTGAAATTAGTCCTGATTTTATTCGTGGCAGGTTGTCCAACTTAGGCAGCAAATTTGACGATTTATATAAAGGCAAAATATTCAATATTGATAGCGATGCAGTAAATGCTATTCGCCAAATCTCTGCGACAGAAAGCGCATTACCAGGGACGGTAAGTGTTCCTACTGTGAGACAAACTGCTGACAATATATTGAATAATTTTGATAGGTTAGCTACACGACCTAATGCAATAAAAGACACATTTGGCATAGAAGGTGAAGCATTACAGCGGATGAGAAATGATTTATCTGCAACAGCTCGATCAACGTCAAATCGACAAGACGCAAGACAGATTTATGATTTGATAGATCAAATTGATGCTTCTATCGCTAGAAACCATCCTGATATTGCGGAAAAGTTAAATGTTCTTAGACCTCAATATAGAAGTACAGTTATTTTAGAAGATTTATTGGCTAATGGTGGAATTAAACAAGGCAACATTAGCCTTGATCGTTTAGGCAATATGCTTGGATCACGGCGTGGCGCAATTCGCAAAAAAGGTGATTTGGATGATCTTGGCGAATTAGGCAGAGAGCTTCAATTAAAGGCAAGATGGGAAAGCACTGGCGCTCAGGGTGTTCCAGGTGAAGATATTTTAAAAAAAGCATTAGGAACAACTTTAAGTGGCATAGCGACTGGCACAGGAATGAAGTCAAAAACAGCACGAGCCTTGCAACGCAATTTAGCGCAAAAACCGATTACTTCTGTTGAAAGGGCGGGTGTGGGAACATCTACAGGTGAACTTGTTGAGCCATTTCAAAGCGAGGAATAATGAGCAAGAAATCAAAAGGCGTTAATCCAGAGTTAGAGAACGCTATTGCTAGGATGTTGCAGGATGTGATGGCTGATCCTACTGCTACGCTTGTAGATAAGTGTAGGGTGTTGGATAGAGCGATTAACGTAGAGAAGTTGAAGTTGAAAGTAACAGAGGATGAGTGGGGTTCAGGATTTGTTACCCCAGAAGATGACGAGTAAGGTTAAACTGTGTATTCGTTTAACTAGGGGATACATATGAACGTCATTGCTTTTGTTCGGATTGCATTGGATGTGGTGATGGGTCGGTTGCTTGTCATCTTGTCGTTGGGATTGTCATTCTTTCTAGCTTGCTGGGTGATGCACGATCCAGGTTGGGAGAGATTGGTCACTATGGCTTTTTTCTCAATATTCTCGTATCTTATTATTAACGTGAAAGAAAGGATTAAAAATGATCAAGGGTCACAAGCGTCCGAGTGAAGTCAATCAGCAGATTGCTAAATCTGTTCGTCCACAATTGCCAAGAGACGGTTCTAGGGATGGCAAGAACACCCATGTAAGCGGTGAGCTTCCTGCTGGATACATTTCTGTCTGGAATTTTGGTGGGCAGACAAACACCAAAGAATCTCCGACAACTAAGCCAGAGACTAAGCACAGGGTGTACAAATAATGGCATCTCCATCTTCCTTCTCGATGACTCAACACGGAAGGACTGAACCATTTGACTTACAAGTGGGTAGAGGTCAGATTCCGTATCATCAAATAGTCAGCATCTACGGGTATCAAACTACCGTTGGCAATACGTTTATTCCTATTTGGGAAAACAATACTGTTTATACGTATCCTGCATCTGCTATTCCTATGCTGATGACAGGTACAGGTAGCGATACTGCAAAGGTAACAATCAATGGCTTGGATGCTAACTACAATCCGGTTGTTGAGACTGTTACGCTTAACGGTTCGACAGGCGTTGCAACTGCAAACAATTACTTTCGGGTAAATAGCCTTGTTGTGGCGTCTGGCAACCCAGCGGCTAACGTGACGTTAACTAGCTCAGACGGTAACACGTCAAATACGTATGCAAAGATTGTGACTGGTGTTGGTAAGTCACAAAACTCTTGGTACACCGTACCGGCTAACACAACGTTCTACTTAACAAGGTCGCAAGTATTTTCAACTGCACCAGCTATTTCTCAAAGTACGTATAACAGTTATCAGGTCGTGACCATAAGTAGTACAGGTGTTCAGCAGATTCTTACTCGCAGACCTTTTACTGGTAACTTTGAAATTAGACGGGTTGTTCCATCTGTTTATGCAGCAGGAACGGACATCCAATGGCAAGTAAATACCAGCACAGGTAACACAACGATTGGTGTGTCTCTTGAGGGTTACTTGATTACTAACAGTGCTAACGCAAACGGGTATTGATATGACGATTAAAGAGAAACTACAGGCTGATCTGGATGCTGCAAAGGCGCAAGTAGCTAGTCTTGAGCAACAGATTGCTAACCTGCCTTCAGAGATTGAAACCCTTGCTGTAGAGGCTTGGGATAAAGTTAGAGATTTCTTTAAGGCGATCTAATGGACCCGATTACCGCAATCGTTACGGTTGGATCACAACTTATTGAACGGTTGTTTCCTGATCCTGCTCAAGCTGCTGAAGCAAAGCTAAAGCTCGTTGAGTTGCAACAAAATGGTGACTTAGCGGCGATTGCAGGTCAGATGGACATTAACAAAGTAGAGGCTGCTAACAGTTCTATCTTTGTTTCTGGCTGGCGACCTTTTGTTGGTTGGGTGTGCGGTTTTGGTCTTGGTTATGTAGCAATTGTCGAACCGATTGCACGTTTCGTTGCCACAATGTCGGGTTATTCCGGCACATTTCCTGCCATTGACACCACTCTGACCATGCAAATACTGATCGGTATGTTGGGGATGGGCGGATTACGCTCTTTAGATAAAGCCAAAGGCGTTGCGTCAAAATAATGGTTACTGCTAAAAAATCCGCAGTTAAAAAGACGGCGAGGCGCACTACAAGACGATCACCGCCTAAGCAAGATTTTGCCGATAAAGTAGTTGATTTAATTAAATGGATTGACAGTCCATTTAAGTTGGTCACGGTGGTGCTGATTTCGTTTATTGCATTTGCTGGTTATTTTGCTTGGGATTCCCGGCAAGTAATTTTGGGTGCGATTGCATCAAAGAAAACCGAAATGAAAGAAGTACCGGCAATCGAGGCAATATCAAAAAATTTATTGTATGACTTAAACGCAGATGTGGTGATAGTTAACGCCGTAAACCTTCAAGCAAATAGCCGTAGCACATTGTTAGTATTGAGCAATCAGGGTAGAGATAAAGCCTTGGAAGGCTCAATTAACGCATTATTTACTAGCATTCCTGAACATAACAAATCAGTCATTACCATGTTCCAGGGTGAAGTTTCCTGTGAACCATTCGTTCCAGCATCAAAACTTGGGGATTTTGCCGTCAAGCACGGTGTGACATATATGTGCAGAGGTTCTGTTCCGCCTGAAATGGGACGGTTTGTAGGCTATATCGCTGTTGGCTTCGCAGTCCAACCCAAAGATGTAGCGCAAGTCAAAGCTCGGATTAACCTTGCAAGTACGGAGATGGCTAAGTGATAAGTAATTGGGACAAGTCATTCGATTTTGTGATGGATTCAGAAGGTGGGTTTGTCAACGATCCTAATGATCCAGGCGGCATGACGAACCTTGGTGTGACTAAAAAGGTTTGGGAAGCATGGGTAGGTCAAGAGGTTGAAGAATCAGATATGCGAGAGTTGACGCATAATGATGTTAAGCCGTTATACAAAAAGGAATTTTGGGATGCTGTCCGTGCTGATGAGCTACCTTCGGGGATTGATTATCTCTGTTTTGATTTTGCTGTTAATTCTGGGGTTAACAGAGCTATTGTCATACTTCAACAGTCTATTGATGTGATTGTTGACGGTCATTTAGGACCGATCACTATTTCCAAAGTAAACAAGATTTACCAAGAAAATCCTGAAAACTTGATAGAGAAGTACTCTGATGACAAAGAGACGTTTTACAAGTCTTTAAAGACTTTTCCGATATATGGCAAAGGCTGGCTGAACCGGGTAGATTTAGTTGAGCATCGTGCCAAAATGATGGTGGCTTAAATGTCTAAGAATCCGAATCTTTCTGTGGGTCGTGGTGAGAAGCTCCCTGTTTCAAGAGGAGCTGGGCTAACTGCGAAAGGTCGGGCAAAAACAAATAGAGCAACTGGTAGCAAATTAAAAGCACCAACAAAAGACCCCAAAAATCCACGTCATAAATCATTTTGCGCTCGATCTAAGAGTTGGAAAGGTGAGCGTGGTAAAGCTGCTCGTAGAAGATGGGGTTGTAGACGATGATGGATTCGCATATTCGTAGCTTAGTCAAAGGCATCACCTGGCGTATAACTGGTAGCCTAGATACCTTTTTTATATCCTGGTTAATCACTCATAAAGCAGCGATTGCAATCAGCATTACGGCTGTGGAGTTGCTCACCAAGATCACGTTGTACTGGGCGCATGAACGGGTTTGGCTGAAGGTGAAATGGGGAGTTTCCGAATCCCCAATTGATACCCACACAGAACCAGTTCAGCCTGTTCAGCAAACAAAGTCGTAAACATATCTATCGCAATCTTTGGTCTGTGAAGCATTCCTGGCACATCTTGCCAGAGATAATCATCAAAAAGCATGATGCCGTTCTCATTCAATAGTTGCCATGCCATGCAGCCATCTGTCATTACGTCTGGTGCTTGGTGAGAACCGTCTATGTAAATGAAGTCGTATTTCTCGTCTTGAGAGATCAAGTTAGCCAAAGCAACACTTGATTTGCCTTTGTAGGCGGTAACAAGTTGACCTTGTTTGCGTACCCAGTCAACATTTTGCTTCCAACGCTCAAAGAGGAGCGTCAGAGTGAGGTTCTCATGCTCTTCTGAGCCTTCAAACGTATCTACACAGGTCATTTGACCGTTATCGTCCAGTAGATTCTCTAGCATCCAACAAGTAGCACGTCCTTCAAAGCAGCCAACCTCTAGGATGCGTTTGTTTGATGGCAATATCGTCTTGATATGCTCAAAGTTAGGAATGTTGTGTGAGAACCAGTCCTGAGAGAATTCCATACTTCACCTTAGTTGTATATAACGGAAGTACTCTATGGGTACATCATAGAAATACTCATTCTGTGCAACATACTTGTTTTTTACTTCAACCTTGTTGCAGTTTAGTATTCTTTCAGTTATACACATATACCCATAACGCAAATCATCATTTAATGCGAACATTAATGTTGGCAGGTTGTTTTTTAACAACTTCTCTTTACGTTCAGCAATATGGATAGTCTTGTACGGGCATTTAGACCCGCCCCAGGATCGCATTTCTACTTCTGCGTATGCAACGGGTATGCCTTCACGTTTAAGCAACAGATCGGCTTTGTATTTTTCACCGTCTTCAGCGAATACTTGCCAGTTGCGCCTGACCCAGAGCTTGACTGCCTCTCTGGTTTCAGGATCGCAAGCCTTATCAAGTTCAGCATCGAATTTCTTGCGTCTCATGGTGCGGGAATAAGCCTGCCTTCAAACATATACGTGCCGATATGAGCAAGGACAACCCAAGGTGCGGCATAGATATGACCGCCAATCGCTCTGTAAGCTGCACAAAAGCCATAATCCTCTGACAATAGGCGTTCAGTCCCTGCTTCAATAGGTGTCGGGAAGTATTCAAATATTTTCTCTCTTCCCTGTAACGTATTGCCTAAGTCTGCCACGTCATTCATGTAGTATTTGACGTGATCCTGTAGCTTTTCAAACACTTCACGTTTAATCATCATAAAACCTGTACCACCATTCTGTATTTCAACAGGTTGATCGACAGGAACGGTGACAGACGGTGCATAGTCCACCAGATTCACAACAAAGCTACCTGTGTGATATTTAAGCTGATCGTCAGGTACGCCATTAGCCATAGCTTGCTTAACGGTTGTCCAGTTGATCTCTTTCTTGGGATAGATACCGCACAGGACATCTTTATCCGTTTGCAGCATCGTCAGGACATCGTAAGGATTGAATTTGATGTCAGCATCAATGAACATCATGTGCGTGGCATCAGACTTCATAAAGGCTTGAGCAAGGGCGTTCCTAGCACGAGGTATGAGGCTCTCATTGAACATGAATGACATCAGTACCTCATGTCCTTCCGATTGGAGGATAGAGGACACGTTTAGAAGGCTCTGAGCGTATGCCCCAGTACACATTCCACCGTACATCGGTGTAGCGATAAATAATTTACTCATTTTCTAGTGCCTCTATCAGTTGTGAAAGGATAAATGAAACGTTCGTAAGCATACGTTCCTCTTGCGATTGAAGGTATGCAACGAATTGAATGTAAGCCTGGAGTTCTTGCTGTGCTGCAATAGCTTCAGCGATAAGACGTTCTTTCTCTACTACCATGATGATCCCCTGTAAGGTTGAGTAAGGTGGTGACTACCCTAGATACCAGGTCACCGCTGGCTCTCAACGCCGCTAGGATTCGGTGGGGCTACCTTCCATTGCGGAAGGTGAAGCATTTTCTACAACTACGATACAACCGCCACCACCCTTCTTCACTAGCCCCCGTGTGATAGAAACTTGGTGGACTTGCCTGTCATTATCAAACAAACCCGCATCTTGCAAAGCATCGAGGATTGGTTTGATACAGTTATCAATGTCCATCAACCTAGCATCTCTTGGACGCAGCACAATATCAACTGTGACTGCACCACCCCCAAAAGATTGTAATTGGTGCGCTGCAACATACTCTTGTACTGCTAACTTAAAATCACGACCACGTTTAGAGACAAAACGGGTGTTTCCTCTAGCGATCCAATAATTATTGATGCTTGGAGGGTATGGCAAATGCAGTATATGTCTCAAAATGTCTCCCCTCCGTCAAGAAAAATCGGTTTTCGGCTAAAAAGGCACATCTGATTCGTCAATATTGACTTCACGAGGATAACTGGCTGCTTTTGCTTGTTTAGCAAATTCAGCTTGAGTGACCGATTCGTAAATCGAGACATATTGCTTACCGTTTTTAGCAGTAGACATATATGCTCGCATATTGAGTTTATCTCCTGCTTTATAGTCCTTTTGCAGGACAATATCGCCTTTAAAGTCAGGATCGGTTTCCTTGTTCTTTTCCTGTGACCAAAGGTAGCCACGTCCAGGTGGTACAACAAACGCATTTTCAGCCATTTTAGTTACTCCCGCAATTAGCAATAGCTTGGTTAATAATCATTTTCTGTGCTACTGAGAATGTTTCCATATAGCCTTCGTTAGCACGAGCAAGAGCTTTGGCTTTTTCCCGCTTATCAGCAAAAGAATACTTGCTAGAATTCCCAATGCGCTCACACATTTCAGCAAAAGCATAAATCCAAGCCTCCACATCAGAATAATAACCATAAGGTGCATCTATTCCTGGTACGAACATTGGAATAGTAGGTTCTTTAACAACTTCAGCTTCAGAATCATCTCTAGGAGCGTCTAAAACGGCTTCTGAGACGATTTCTCCGTCTGGGGTAATACTTGGTATAGGATTAGGCTCAATCTTGCCTAAATGCTTGCTTTTAGGTGGTTCAAAATCAGCTACTTCTTCTGGTGAATAGAAGCCGGATACACTTCCTGGATATACGCTTCGTATGCCCTCAGAAATGCAGCGTGATCTAAGCATTGCTCGTGGAAACTTTTGCCATCCTGACCCAGGCTTAACAAGTCCGATGTTTCTTGCTTGCTCAATAGTCCAAGTAACGCTAAGTGATCCACCATTCGGATGAGAAAAGATTCCTGTAACTTTTTCGTCGTCATAATGTGTCCATTCAACTTTGCCACCCGCAGCTTGGAATCGAGCCATCATCGCATCTGCTTTGAGTGCAGGTCTACCTTGTATGACATGATAATCACGTGCAGCAGTAGCGAAATGATGTCCTTCAGCCTGTGCGACCATACCGAGGGCTAGCACCTGGTTAACATCTGTAATGCCAAATAGCTTAGATGCAGCAATTGCTTGAGCCATATTCTGCATTTCTTGGAAAGGTACGATATTACTCATCGGTTTTCTCCCGTTCTGTGAGCATACAATCAGCCATAACATAGGCATCTATTGCTACCAAGTGATACGTTTGTCTATTTTGAGACAATAAACCCTGCATAGCTGCTGCCGCAAAATAATCCCGTAATGTCATACCTTCCTTCATGTCTTTATTGCTGCGCCATGTGGGAAATGCTGGTGTTTCGTTCATAATTAACCCCTATTTAATGAGAAATCTTCTACTACCTGGTTGTTCAACACAAAACTTTTCGTACAGATCACCCATACTGGATTGAAAGAGTTTTGCATCGAATCTTTTGCTTGGTTTAGCTGATTTCCAACTCACCAATGTTGTGCCGTCTACAGACCGGATTTCAGAGTTATCAGACATATAGTTGCGTATTGCAACTTCTAATGCCTCCACCTGATCTTCAGCCTCTTTAATGCGTTCTTTATACTGTTTCAACAGTAGGATTTGCTGCTCGATCTGCTGCGTTGCTGTAACCACGCCTTCTGTTGATTGCGGATAGAGCAATTTCGTCTGCTCAATCGTCTCTGGCTCTGGCGTAGTGTTTGCATGGACGTGTCCCCAGAAAACAGCCATTTGTCGAATGAGGTCGTCCTTTTGATCCTGAGTAATTTCATACACAAAATATTTAAATTCTTGTCCACCGAAAAGTACAGCGAGACAGATTTTTTCAATGTTGTGTACAGCCGCTTCATGTACAAGTTGTGCATAGTCAGCCGCAGGTATCCTGCCTGTTTCAAAGTCGAATTTGTTGCGTACCGAGGCGTTGTAGTTTTTAGCTTCCACGAGCATCTGTCCATCAGCCGTGATTCCGTCAAAATGCGATCTAAACCAACTTTCTTTCGGGTGGGCAAGCGAGTAATCGGCATCTTTAATCTCCATTTTGAGTGCATTCTGAGCAAGATTGAGAATAGTAGGCTGCATCACCTTCCCCATTTGAACCGCCTCTATTGCTGATAAGTCCGGTATTGGCATTTTTCCTTGCTTGGTTAACACCACGTCCAAAGCTCTGCCGTTAGCTACTTTCCTACTATCCCCCGACCACCAACTTGCGTTTCTTATCTCAGGTAAAAAGTCTTGTTCATCATTCATGGCAAGCAAACTCCTTGTGCATTTGTTCTCTAGCTTGTTTGGCAACAAGCGCAGCGGTATCTAATTCTTTGTAATAACCAAAATCTCTGCGTTGCTTATCGAATTGCACCCGAACACGCCATTTAGATATTTTTGGTGTCCAAAAAACATCTTTTACGCCAGAAGTGTTTTTTACAGATTTCTTTTGGTTAGATTGATTTTCTGAAGCTGTGCATTGACGTAAATTCTGAATACGGTTGTCAACTCTGTTGCCGTTTATGTGATCTATGCGATTTGGCACTAATCCCCAGTGCATTTCAAAAACAACACGATGAACTAAATAAATTTTTTGTTCATATTTGAACATTAAGTAACCAGAACCATTAAGCGTACCTGCTTGCTTTCCTTTTCTGTTGCCTGTTTTCCATGTAAGGATTCCGTTTTCATAAAAAAACAATTTTTTCCAATCATTCATGCTTGTCCCCCAAATGGAATTTCGGAAAAGATAGATTCAAAGTAATTCGCTTGAGAGCCACACCCAGTATTTGATAACGTGCGTTCTATTTCCGCATAGACATTGCGAGAAGATGCAACACCCGTCACCAGGCTAACACCTGTAGGACGTTGACAGAGTGGTGCTTGATAATGCTTACAGTTGACACAGAATTTGGTCATTTATAGCCCCTAAGTTGAGTTGAGATGTACTACAGTTAATAATATACAGCAATTAATTAAGTAATGCAACTACTATGTGTTTTTCTCCTTTAATTTGGCTTCTGCTTTTTTAATATCGACTAAACCACCACGCCTACAATCAAGTATGTTTTTTATTTCCTCATCCGTCAGCCCGACCCATTTTTTGCGTGGTGATGATGTGTAAAGTGGCTTCCATTTCAAAACATCGCACCTTGTATATTCGTATTGATTATTTCCTTCATGTATCAAAACAATATCGTCTTCGTCTTCATTTAATTTGTATTTAACTACAATTACTTGTACATCCCTTCCTTCTAAAAAACTGTCACCATCTGTTGAATAGCTGTACCAATCAACAACAGCTTTGCAATAAGTGTTGATAGGCATTTCATCAACATTTTCGTTCCACGCTACAGGTTTTTGCTCGGGCCTAGCTAACTCTGTGCGTGGTGGTGATGTGTAGAGTGGGCTTACATCAAGATTTGCTAAATCTTCAAGCGGGATGTCCGCAATCCAATAACAAGCTTTTGTATCACGCCAGTAATACGCAACAGGCTTTTGCTTCTCTGCTTGCTCAGGCTTGGCTAACTCTGCCTCAAGGGCTTTCATTACTTCATAAGGCGAGTATTTATTTGTTCCGCCTGTGCTGTATTCACTTTTTAATACATCCAACGCTTGTTGTAATAGTTCACGGTTCATATCTATCCCCTATAAAGTTAATCACCACAAAAACACGCTATACCATCCTCATCTTTATCAAATAATGAAATTTGATCATTCGTAAACTGCAACATACTTGCATAACCAGGTCTATCCTTCCTAAACGTAGCACCATCGGGTCGGGACGCTAACGCTAACGCTAACGCTTCCATCCTTGCCCACCATATCGCCCTTTCTGGCTTCTCTGCAATCAAGGTGGCAACCTGATTCATAGGCTTTAAAAAACACAAATCACAGTTACCCGCTAGTGTTCTACCTTTATATGTTGGTAACTCAAGATTAAATTCTTGTTTATCCCAAAATTCAGCAATATCCGCTACCGTTACCCCTGCTGTATAAAGCGGTATCCTGCGTTTATCAGCAATCTTAGTTGCCCGTCTTGCTTCATCATATCTAAGCCCTATCCAAGAAGCGTTTTCCAGCTCTGACTTTGAACAATCATCAAATAATCCTGTTTGCTTCAAAAAACACGCCATTGTGCGTATCTTTAATTCACTCGTACAGAATCTAGTAACAGGGTTCGGTAAGTAATTACGTTTACGTATCAATGCTTCAAATGGTTCACCATTCCTACTTGCAGTTTCATACGTAACATTCTTATATCTTTGCAACGGGTCTTCATGGTCTTGAAATTCCACCCAGTTGATCTTTACATTCCAATTAACAGAACAATCATTAACAAACTTTAATGTAGCTTCTTCTTCTTTACCCGTATTAGCAAAGCAAACGATTGCATCCTCTGGCAAACCATTGTTGGCTTGTAATACTTGATAGAGCATATAGGCTGAAGTTCTACCACCACTAAAAGATATACAAGTTGGTTCTGTTATTAAATATGGATTCATGTATATATGTCCTAAATAGATAACTGCTTTTTGGTGGACGAACCTAGCCATTCCTAGACTAGGTTAACCTTCATCCATGCTTTTCGGAGCCACGGAACCCGTAAGCCTTTCGTGCCTGGACGCTTACTTCGCCATCCGCTCTAGTTCTCAGCACTAATCCCATAGTCTAGATTTCCCCTAATCGCTACCGTCACTCACTCCGAACAATTAGGCGGTTGTACATGAGGGACAATAAAAAAGCCGCTTTTAACAGTATCCCGGTGAGAACCCCAGTTGGGGGCGAGACACTGATAAAAACGGCTTAAATATTGTTGCTTCTCACGACAACATCCGCACAATATCAAACTAAATCAATGCTTGTCAACTACCTTTTGCTCACTAGGCGGTTTAAATCCAAATTTAGCCCATGTCTTGCGTATATCTGTCTTACTGGCAGGTACATATTCCCATTTAGGATTTAACAAGCTAGCGTTATGTTGTTGCACTCTCTGTGCGTGCGCTATTTCTCTATCAAAATCATCCATTTTTATCCCCTTAATTACACGTAGTTACACAGTTTTGGTTATTCTCACCAGTACAACAAGTAATACATATATGCACTTTACCATCTGATCCCATAAACGAATTACTGCTACAAGCCCAAGCAACACCAGATACAAACAACAAAACAATAAATAGATACTTCATAACATACCCCTAAAAATAAACCTTTATAGGCGTTGAAAAGAAAAGTAATAGCAATACATATACAAAGGGTAAAAAAAGCCCCTAGAGCCGTTTTAATCAATTCTAGGGGTATTGCTTAGATATAACCTAAGAATCCATCCTCATCCGATACTTTTATAGTCCAATACTTATCCCCCCAAGGGATAGCCTCATATGTCCAATCATCATTGGCTTGGAGCATAGCTGCCGTACTTTTTGCTTTGTGCTCTGATAAGAGAGACAGTGGTGTAACTTTGTCATGTAATCTCATGTTATCCCCTTAGTTTGTTGCGACAAGAAAGAACCATATAAAAATAATTGAGCATATTGCTAGTGATAGTGCCCAACCAAGTATTTCTTTGTGTTTGTTAGTCATGGTTAGCCTTCTCAATTGACGGATTGTGGTAATAATATTTTGCTATACAGCAATCGCTTAATAGACCGATAATTTCACAGGTAGCAAAGTTTTCTGTGTAGTCATCGTCAATAGACCAAAAACCCTCGCTTACTGGCAAATATTTGATAAATAAATTTAATTGAGTTTCCTCGCAATCATCTAGCCCCGAATAATCGTTATTGATAATTGCTGACATAAAGTGCTTACTGATTGTGAATTCATAATAGTCATTCATGATCAAACCCTTTCAATTGAGTATTTTTTACGTGTTAAACGAAATAGCAGCTTGACGTATTGCTCGGCTTGGATGAAGTCATCGAAGTATTGTTGACATACTTTGAACATATAAACCCCTATGTTGAGTTGAGAGTGCCAGTTTGAGGTACTGGCAGACCTGTAAAGCTTATTAAACTTCCAAGTAATGCGCCTCAGTTGATGCAATAGGTTTGCACAATGATGCGCTATACACTTCTTGCTGGTTAATCAAATTATCGTATGCAAACTTTGCATCATTAATTGATTCGAATACAGTGTAATGATCAGTAAATAGCTGATCGTGTTTAATAGTCCAGCATAATATTGTCATCATATAAGCCCCTATTGGTTGAGATATATACGCTGTTGAGTTAACGTATATATAGATAGTAATCAATTAATCTATATCTATCAATACAATAATATTGAATGGCTTATTCAATATAATCTAATAATCTACTAAGTAAATGTTTCACGTGAAACACTATATACTTATATAACAGTAAGGAATACTTAGGACTATATATTTATATAGATATAGATTTTATAAATAAACTATATCTATCTATAGTAGTTGTCTATAAATATATATATCTATATTAGTGGTTATATATCCTATATATAAATCTATTAAGGGACAGGAGAGTATTCCTAAAGTACGTAAAACCATACTACTTCCTTACAACTACCTTACAAAGGGTATGGGTATAAGTATAAACCCTATATATATATATTATCTATCCACACACCAGAACCGATAGTCACCCTGGCAATGGAATGGGTTTAGGGGGCTGTAGGGGGGAGCCCCATTCCTATATCCCCCCAAAAAAAAATCAGGTTTATGCTATTATTTGCACAATTCATTAAAGGAGTAGATATGCTCACAGTAGAGAAAGGGTTAGATGTACCAAAGAGTATTATTAGGAACAAGTACCCATATAAGATTATGGAAGTAGGTGATTCATTCTTTGTACCTGACGGTAAGCTGAATCAGATATGCAATGGGAACTATCGGGTTGGTAAGCAATTGGGATGGAAGTTTGTTGCTCGTACTGAGAATGGGGGGGTAAGAGTGTGGAGGACAGAATAAATAGCTTGGTTGACAAGTTAATGCTTTGCCGTCTAGAAGAGGTGATGGATTTGCTTGAGGATGACCAGAACGAGGAAGTAGATGAAGCGGTCTATGAGGCTGCTAAGACCTTATACGTTTATTTTGGTGGGGAACTAGATGAGTATTGAAACGAATGGACATGACATCACATATGTAGAGCCACCAGACCAGGTTCAGAAGAACAAGTATTTGGATTTGGTGTGGCAGATGTCTAAGGAACATATGTTTAAAGAGTTGATGCGAGTTCATGCAGAGTCTACTAGACTACTGACTGAGGCGCAGATAGAGATCGATACGTTGAGAATGACGATTGCCAAACTTGATAAATCAATACAGTGAACAATTACTGGCAACAAGGAAAGACTTTAAGGCTCAGATGTATGCTGCATTGAGATGCAGGACAAAGGCTCAGAAACGCAAGCTAGCAGCCTATTGGAAAAAGACATACTCAGATATAGGCTACAAAGAATTGATCGCTTGTGCGAGAGATACAAAGGTCAGAAGTGCTATTGCTAACTGGGAACTATGAGTAACTTTAATCTTCAACAGTTTTATCACTTCTGCCGACAGCTCAAGATTGAAACCAAAGAGCATGGCTTAAAGAAGATGGATAAGCTATTAGGTACTCAAACCTATGTCATGGGTGAGATTGCTAAAGGCTTAGAGGAAGGCGTTCATTTCTTCACGATCCTCAAGGGGCGGCAACTTGGTATCACGACCATCTCTCTTGCCCTCGATCTGTATTGGCACTTTGTTAACCCTGGTCTTCAGGGAACATTGACAACGGATACGGAAGAGAACAGAGATATGTTTCGCTCAACCTTGGCGATGTACATGGATGGGTTACCCAAGGAATACAAGATTCCTCTGATTGCTCACAACCGTACTCAGATGAGTTTGAAGAACCGCAGTCGATTGTTTTATCAGGTGGCAGGAACTCGTTCAAAAGGAACACTAGGTCGTGGCAAAGCAATTACCTTTTTACATGGAACAGAAACAAGTTCTTGGGGTGATGAGGAAGGTCTTGCTTCCCTACTGGCTTCGCTTGCTGAAACCAACCCAATGCGAATGTACATCTTTGAATCTACTGCCCGTGGGTTCAATATGTTTCACGATATGTATACGACAGCTAAACGGGCTAGAACACAAAGAGCTATTTTTTGTGGTTGGTGGCGTAACGAGTTGTATTCACTAGACCCCAATGGACAAACCTACAAAGTCTACTGGGATGGCAAACTCACGGGTGAAGAGAAAGAGTGGGTGCGTGATATTAAGAAACTCTACAACGTAGAGATCAATTCTCGTCAAATCGCCTGGTGGCGTTGGAAACTCTTTGAAGGCATCAAGGACGATAGCCTCATGTATCAGGAATTTCCTCCCACTGAAGACTACGCCTTCGTAATGACAGGCACATCCTACTTCTCTAACGCAAGGTGTACTGATGCTGCCAAAATCGCTAAAAAGACCACACCGGATTACTACCGCTATCTGTTTGGTGCAAACTTCCAAGACACCAATGTCCTCAAGTCCACCGAACGACTTGCGACCCTTAAGGTATGGGAAGAACCGATTGACACAGCCTACTACGTTATTGGGGCTGATCCTGCATACGGCTCTTCTGATTGGGCTGATCGTTTTTGCATTCAAGTCTACAGAGCTTATTCCGATGGACTCGAACAAGTCGCAGCATTCGCAACGTCGGAAATGAACACCTATCAGTTCGCATGGGTGATTGCTCACCTTGCTGGCGCATACAAGAACTCCACCTTAAATCTTGAAGTCAATGGTCCAGGTCAAGCAGTCATCAACGAGTTGCGTAACCTCAAGCGTCTTGCAGCGTCTATGGGCGGTCAAATGGGATCAGACTTGATGAACGTCTATGGCTCAATGACCAACTACATCTGGAGAAAGAACGACTCATTAGGCGGGATGTCAGCCTCGATGGGTTGGCTCACCACCTCTGCGACCAAAGAGAGAATGCTCTCCTACATGAAAGACTACTTTGAGCGTGGCATGATGGATATCTTTGATATGGAAACCATTGAAGAGATGAAGACTGTTGTTCGTGATGGGGGCGCAATTGAAGCCTCTGGGCGCAACAAGGATGATCGGGTCATTGCGTCAGCCCTGGCTGCTGCTGCATACGCAGAACAAGTACAGCCTCAACTCATTGGCAGACGTATTTCTAAAGACATCAGCAAGAAACAAGAGGAACTTACCCCTGAAGAAGTGGCAATGGGTAAGAACGTATCAAACTATCTCAAGCAAATAGGTATTTACGGTGGCAATACCCGTCCTATCTAAAGCCGAATTAGAGTTGATTATGGATCGGTTCGTTGCCGACCCCAATCGTGGTATCGGTATTAATATGTTTTGCGAACTCTGTGGTGTGCCTATATCCACATTTCGATTGATGTTCATAGATAAAACCTACCCTATGAACGAAACCATGCAGCGCAGAGTCTCAAAAGGTTGGAATGCTTGGCGTAATGGCGAGGTCGCTATTATGAAAAACCAAGACAACACCAAATTCTTGGAGTACCGTAAGGTTGCCAAACCAAGGATAGCTCGTGGCTATGGGCTAGAAGTTGTTGATAGCCAAATCAAATTGAAGATTGGAATTGTTAACCGTGCCGACTACGGGGAAACCCTAGTCGATCAATTAGGGGATAAAGTAAATGTCTAGGATACTAAGGGATTACAAATGCCAGGAACATGGCTTTTTTGAAGGTTTTGAACCAATTTGTCCAGAGGGGTGTACCGATTATGTTCTCCAAGTTTTTCTCCAGGCTCCTGGGTTTAAGAGTGAAAAGTCTAAAGCTGCCGACAGACAACTTAAGCAGCTTGCCAGCGAATTCGGAATGTCTGACATCAAGTCCACCAAAGAAGGCGAGAACCAAAGCGGCTACCTCACCCGCAACAACAAGTTCACCGAAAAAGAATACGCAGACGCAGAGAAATACGCCACGCCCAAAAAGAGAGGCAGACCTCGCAAAGGCAAAGCCGCAGCCGAAACGCCGCAAGCCCCGCAAGAAGCCCGTGCTGGTGACGCAGCAATCTGGGGCGGTGGCTTCCAAGGGATGAATATGGCGCAAGTCTTAGCCGGAAAGTTCGCTCAACCAGTCAGAGGTGAGTCTGTGGGCTTGACACCGAGGGATGCGGGGATCAATAATGGTCCTAGAATAGACCCTCGTGCAACCATGCAAGACCCTGACGGACTAAAGATTAAGACATGAGAATCCCACCAAACCATGACGAACGTGAAAATTTCTACCTGGAATTAGCACAAAAGTGCATGGTTTCAAGGGAGGAGCGTAAAGAGGACTACCGGGTTTTACGCTCTTACTATTTGTTTGGGGCAGGATCGGAAGAACCTCCTGCCTACTTCAACAAGATTCATCCGCACATTGATCAACTCACCTCTTTTCTTTATTCCGCTGAAACCACACGGTTCTCTATCGCACTTGGTGCATCTGTACCTGTTGCCGAACAAAGAAAGACTCCAACACTGACAGGCGCACTCAATGATGAGTGGCTAAATAGCAACGCAGACCAAGTTTTTTCTACTGCACTTACTTGGTCTTTGGTGTATAACACTACGTTCATTAAATTGGTTCAGAACAACGGTATCCATCCGTACATGATTGAACCAGGTGCAATGGGTGTATTGCGTGAAGATACACCGTACACAGACAGACAAGAAGCAATCTGTCAGCGTTACTACATCACCAAATCAGAATTGTATGCACGACTCTACTCACACCCCAAGCGTGAGAGTATTGTTGCTCGTGTGACAGGCGGTATACGCAACACAACCAATGATGGTGCGAACGGCGGCGATGGTGTTGCCCGTGTCATCTTATCGGCAACCAATCCAACCATCTACGGTAACGTCGAGTTGGACTTGTATGGCATGAATCGCTATCAAGCCCGTGTTGCTGAAGAAACCATTGAGATGCAAGAACTATGGGTGTGGAACGATGAAACAATGGATTACCAAGTGGTCACCATTGCGTCACCAGATGTCATCATCTATGACCGCCCCGGTGCATCACTCTTCCTTAAAGGCGAATGCCCCTTTGTGCAGATTTGCCCCAACCCACAGTACGATTATTTCTGGGGACAATCTGAAGTACAAAAACTTATGCTCTTGCAAGGTTTGCGTAACAATCGCATGACTGAAGTGTTGGATATATTATCCAAGCAAGTCTCGCCCCCTACAGCATTGTCAGGCTTTACTGGCATCATTGATGAAAAGAATTTTGCACTGAACCGAGCAGGTGGTTTGCTTGCGTCGGATATGCCTAACGCAAAAGTTGAGCGTCTTGCTCCCGAAATGCCAAACAACTTGTTTGAGGTGTTGCATGAAATTGATGATATGTTTTCTGAGGTTTCTGGAATCAGTAACGTGTTATCTGGCAAAGGGGAGTCCGGCGTTAGATCCACTGGTCATGCCTCTCAGCTTGCTCGTCTAGGTTCTTCTCGTGCTAAGAAACGTGCCTTAATTGTTGAAGACAGTCTGGAAAAAGTAGCAACACTCTATCTTAAATTGATGCAAGCCTACGATGCCACGCACTTCAAAGACACTGAAGGTACGCCCTTTATTGCTGAACAATTCACAAAAGATTTTGTTGTGAAAGTTGACGCACACAGCAATAGCCCAATCTTTACTGAAGACACAAAACAACTTGCATTTAACTTGTTTAAAGTGGGTGCTATTGATAAGATGGGCTTGCTTGATTTGGTTGAACCACCAATGAAGCAATTGTTGAAAGAAGATTTGAAGAAGCGTGAGGAGAAAGAAGCTGCGATGCCTAAACCGCAAGCACCTGCTCACAAACCGAAATCTGTTCCTAAGGCGGCGTGATGGCAACACAAGTCCAACCCAAAGCGGATCAACCAAGAGTTTCAACTGAATCGTTGAAAAGAGGTGACGCTTCACCTTCTGTGCAGTATCGTAATGTTGCACCAAAAGATTATTCTCGTAACTCCGCTTCAATGAGAAGTTATGGGCGCAGTAAAAGGTAAAGAATTCTCCGTTCAGGGAATCGGGTATGGCTGCTTTCCCGTTGAAATAAGTGGCCGCTGCTTAAAGGAGTCATTAACATGGCACGCAAAGCTCGCAAAGGTCGTAAAGCTCGCAAGTAATTAACTGGGGAGTAATCCCCGTTAATTGCGGCTAACACCGTCTAGTCCTGCCGAGGGTCGGGAAACTAAAAAATAACTCCTCCCACTTGACTTTCATAGAATTAGTATTAACCTACACACATTCTGATAGGAAATAACTATGGCAGTGCCACCCGACCAGTTGATGCAGTTGATGAAAAGCCAAAAGGATGCCGCAACTCCTGGTGGAGTGCCTCCTGCTGACGCAGCCCCGACCACGATGTCCGACAGTGCGACACCTCCCATGGGTTCGCCTATGTCTACCCCAGAACCCAAGATGGGTAATCGTGAAGCCTCAATGATTAACATTGGTATGGCTACCGATTTGTTAGAACAAGCTCTTCCCGCACTTGGTAGTGAATCGCCAGAAGGTCAGAAGATTCTGAATGCCATTCGCACCATCTCCGGGATTATCGGTCCTCGCAAAGCGAGAACAAACGAATTGCAACAATCAGAAATTTTACAGTTGCTGCAAAATCTGCCTCAAGCAGGTGGCTCATCTCCAGAAGCAAAAGTTATGGCGGGTGCGCCTTCAGTTCCCGGTATGTCACCAACGGGTCAACCCACTCCACCACCTCCAGTTGCTCCTCCCGGTGGAATGAAACCTCCTGGTGCTCCTGGTCTTCCCCCTCCCGGAGGCGGTTTGCCTCCTCCAATGTAAAGGAATCAAAATGGACTTATTTAAACCACGTGGTGCGTCTGCTCCCCGCAATCCAACAGACAACAACCAGAAAAACGGTCAAATCGTTAACACGCCCCGTTATTCACAGTTTGGTGGTCTGACTTCAGCTCCTAAAGCTGGGTACAAAAACATGATGTCGATGTCCCGTCCTGGTGACACGAAGAAAGTTATCTAAAGCATTCTAGGGGATAAACATGAGTAGCTTAGAGAACATGGATCAAAATCAGATTTACGAATTGGCTAAATTGACCAAGACGCTATCTGACAATCCTGAAACCCGCAAAGAACTCTTACGGATGACGAAGAAAGTTAATCCTGACTTAGTTATTCCAGAACTGGAAATCGAAGATTACACAAACCAAAAAATTACCGCTGCTGAAGAAAAAGTTATAGCAATGGAAAATAAGTTGCGTGAGCGTGAGATTCGGGATCAGTTGGAGTCTAAGCGTAAAAAACTCAAAGAGACTTATAACGTGGATGATAATGCTGTGAGCGAAATTGAAAAAATCATGCTCGATCAAGGCATCACCAATCACGATACAGCAGCACAACATTGGGAATGGATGAAGCAAGCTGCTGAACCCACGCCCACTGGCTACAACCCTAATGCAATGAACAAGTTTGACTTGTCAAAGTATTGGAAAAGTCCGCAGCAAGCGGCTCGTAATGAGGCAGCTACTGCATTGCAGGAAATTCGTAACATTGGTCGTAGACCAATTGGTGTGTAGTGAAAATGAACTTTGTAAATAAAACTTGCGTAAATTGCGGAAAAGATTTTTCTGTTAAACCAAGTCTTGTTAACAAAGTTCATAATTGCTCAAAAGTTTGTGGTTATGAAACTAGAAAGAAAAAGCATTTAATTCATACTAAATGCGGAGCTTGTCAAAAAGATTTTTCTTTTACCAAAAGTTCTAGAAGGGTTAGTAACGTTTATTTTTGTTCTAATAAATGTTCAACTAAAACAAATGGCAATGGAAGATCATCTGATTGGAAATTGAGTGTTGACGGTTATGTTTACAAAAGCATAAACGGAAAAAAAGTTTTGCAACATCGAATTGTCGTTGAAAATTTTTTTGGTAGAAAACTGATGCCTTATGAAAATGTGCATCATATCAATGGAATCAAAAACGACAATAGAATTGAGAATTTGGAACTTTGGTTAACACAGCAACCAAAGGGTCAAAGGATTGGGGATAAATTAAATGCGGCAATTGAGTTGTTAAGAGAACATGGTTATATTGTCCATGAACCTTTTAATGGTTTAGTTGATGGTTTACTTTCTGGTGCGGATACGCATCTTTTAAATTAAGGAGCTTGCTATGCCAATAGGCGGCGGCATTTTGCCACAAAGCGGCACGTCACAGTACAACGAGTTAACCTATGTTACCAGACGTGCATTCATTCCCAAGCTGGTTGTCCAGCTTTACAACTCAACCCCCCTTATGGCTGCTTTGATTGCCAACAGTCAGCAAGCATCAGGCGGTGTGAGCCAAGTAACTGTTCCTGTTCAGGGCGCACAGTTCGTAA